CGAAGATCATACTTGGGAAGAAGAAGATTTGGACGAAGATGACTTTGAAGAAGATGAAGAAGATATTGACGAGGAAGAAGATAAATAGTAAAAAGCGTTATGGCTAAAGATATTAAATTATACAAAGATGGGAATGAAATTGTTATCAATGAAACTCAACTTGATAATTTTTTAGCACTTGGTTATAAGCAAGAAGAACAACAACAATCTAAAAGTAAAAAGGATAAAAAATGGCAACACATCATGGAAAAGAAGGAGTCGTAACTGCTGGTGGAACTGCTGTTGGGGAACTAACAGGGTTCACTTTAGAAACAACAGGAGATGTAGTAGAAGATACAGCTTTAACTGATGCTACTAAATCTTTTGTAGCTGGTAGAACTTCTTTCTCTGGTACTTTAGAAATGCACTATGACGAAACAGATGCACAACAAGAAACTTTAACTGCTGGTTCTTCGATTTCTTTTATTTTATTACCAGAGGGTAATACTACAGGAGATCAAAGTTTTACAGGCACAGGCATTGTAACAGGAATGTCAGTTAATAATGCTATGGATGCAATCGTTTCAAGAACTGTAACATTTCAAGGTACAGGGGCTTTAACTAAAGGAACTGTATAATCCTAATTTATGTCAGTTATTGATCGAGTTAAATCTCATTTTGAAACTCTTAAAACTATCACTATTGAAGTTGAGGAGTGGAAAGACGAGCATGGGAATCCTAGTGTCTTTTATTCTGAGCCATTAACCCTTGAAGAAAAAAATATAATTTTCAAAAAGTCTAACAACTTTCAAGACTTAACTATTCTTGTTGATTTGCTTATAATGAAACTCCAAGTCAAAAATGACAAAGGAGAAATGATTAAAGCATTTAGCCCTGAAGATAAGTTTGCTTTACGAAAGAAAGCAGATTCAAATATTATATCAACTATCGCAAATAAAATACTTTTAGATACTAATTACGAGGAAGCCGAAAAAAAGTAGATAGCGACCCTGAGATTAGGTCGCTTTTAGTGATAGCAGAAAGACTACATCTTACTATCCAACAAGTTCTTGATATGCCTGTTAGCCATTATAATCTTTGGTTAGCCTACTTGAAAAAAGAGTCAGATCAGTATAAAACCAAACAACAACTAGCTGAAGCAAGAAAGTTTAAAACATAATGGCCAACCAAAAATTACAGATAGATATAATAGCACGAGATAAGTCGAAACAAGCTTTAGGTGCAGTTCAAAAAACATTAGGAAGATTAAGACAATCTGTATTTAATTTGCAAAATGCTTTTATTGGTTTAGGTGCTGGACTTGTTGTTAGAAATTTAGTCAATACAGGAAAAAACTTAGAAAATTTAAGAGTAAGATTAAAATTCTTACTTAAAGATACAAACGAGGGTGCTAAAGCCTTTGAGAATATGACTAAGTTTGCGGCTAAAGTTCCTTTTTCATTAGAGGAAATTCAATCTGGTGCTGGTATTCTTGCAACAGTTACAGATAACGCTGATGATCTTAACAAAATGTTAAAGATTACAGGAAACGTAGCGGCAACAACAGGATTAGATTTTAGAACTGCGGCAGAACAAATACAAAGATCATTTAGTGCTGGTATAGGTGCGGCAGATTTATTTAGAGAAAAAGGTGTTAGAAATATGCTTGGATTCCAAGCTGGTGCAACAGTTTCTATTGAAGAAACAGTTAAAGCATTTGAAAGAGTATTTGGAGAGGGTGGTAGATTTGGAAGATCAACTGACGAATTAGCAAGAACATTTGAGGGTACTCTCTCAATGATTGGCGATAAAATATTTAATTTTAAAAGAGTATTATTAGAAGCTGGTTTTTTTGAAGAACTTAAAAATCAATTTGGTCAATTAGATGTTTTTTTAGAAAACAATGCAAAAGAAATAGAAAGAATAGCTACAGCACTTGGTAAAAATCTTGCTAAAGCATTAGTAGGTGTAGTTGATATTGGTAAAAAATTAGTTCCATTCTTTAAAGAAGTTTTTGATTTTTTAAAAGGAATTAAAGATACATTTTTTGCTTTACCAGAAGTTATACAACAAATAGGTGTTATAGGTGCAGTTCTTTTAGGTAAAAAAGGTTTTGTTGGTTTAGCAGTTATTTTAGCGGCTATTAAAAAAGCAGAAGATTTTGGAAAAAAATTTGGAGACAAAGGTGTAAGTGTTAAGCTACTTCCTTTTGAACATGAACTATCTGGTAATGAACAGATAGCAGAAAGAAATAGATTAATTTATGAAACAGCACAAGCAATAGAAAAAGTTAAATTAAAAGAAGCTGAAGCATATGAGGAATTTTTAAAAACTCAACAACCAATACATGACATAGCACATGATATGTCTATTGTTATTCCTAGTGCTACAGAAAAAACTTTAAATAAATTTAAAGAACTTAATGCTCAACCAATGAAAGCTATTGAAGATAAAATGAAAAATATTAAACATATTTTAATTGAAGAAGTAGTTGGCAAAGGAATTACATCTATGTCTCAAGGTATAGCAAGAGCAGTTGTGTTTGGAGAAAAATTATCTGATACATTTAGAAATATGGCTCAAAACTTTTTAGCAAATATTATTAGTAAATTAATAGAAGTTATTGCAAGAAAAGGTGTTGAACTTGCTATAGAAAGAATGATTACTAATGAAAAGAAAAAACAAGCGGCTTTGAGTGGTGTTAGTGCTGGTGGTAGTTTCTTTAGTACAGTTACAAGTTTTTTAGGTTTTGCTAAAGGTGGTGCAGTAAGAAAAGGTCAGCCTGTAATTGTTGGAGAACAAGGTGCAGAAATGTTTATA